GGTGTGGTAAAAACTGACTTGATTGATTTTGTCATGAAAAAAGATTTCATCGCTGTTGTCAGGCCTTCAGGTGTCACACCTGAAGAGAAAAAAATGGCTGTTAGGGACGCGCTCTCTCTGATCGGTAAGCCTTATGATTTTATGTTTTCTTATAGTCCAGACAAGCAAGCAAACCGGGCTTTTTATTGCTCTGAAATCCCTTATTTTTGTTATCGTGACACCCGTTGGGCAAAGACTTTTATCCCCCGGGTTGTGCTTGGTGAGTTCACAATTGCACCGCAAGATTACTATGACGCCACAAGCGGGCCAAAACTTGACCTTGTGATTGAGCTTTAAACCCCAAGAGTCCTTTGCTTATACTTTGGCATGATGACCCCAATGAGGTCCGGTCTATAGTCAACCGGTCTGATTTTCACAAAGGCATTGAACTTGTCAGCATCACCCGGCATGAGGACTTTTGAGCTCCCACCGTTTGCGCCAATTGCTAAGTTTGAGTTAAGCAACAAAACAATGTGGGTGATCTCTTTTGGGCTTTTGCCATAAAAGGCCAAGGCCCCCATGCCATATTTTCCAACGGTGCCATTGAGCAAGAAATGGTCATAAAAACTTTGGGCGTTGTTATCATTTGGCAAGTCCTCACCCACAGCCATCAGGCACTCTTGCACAAAGCCAGAGCAATCAATCCCACTGATGGGGTTTGAGCCACCCCACTTGTAAGGGGTGCCAAGAAAACTCAACGCATATTGAATCATGATACCAATGCCCGTCATTTTAACCTCACGTTGAAGAGTATTTAATAAGTTGATAAGTCATTGAGTATGAGCTTGCCGTTTGAAGTGTGTTGTAAACCACGCGCTCATTTGGATAAATTTTCAAGGCCCCATCAACAAAACGGTCACAATTTGTTGTTGTGAGACCTAAGTCCTTAGGCAAAAGCGAAATGGTACCTGACCCCAACTGTGCATTTGGGAATTGATGATTGGACTCGCCAAAACTCAGGGCTGTGGTCCAAGAATTAGTTTGAGCATTGTAAACTTGCAATTCAAATTGCAAAGTCATAAATGCTGAGGCCCCGTTGTTTTTCAACACCTGTGGGATGAAATCAATTTTTTCATTTGCACCACAAGTGAAGAGCACATTGCCTGTTGTATTTCCCCCGCCAAATTCTACATGGACGGATTGCATGACCATGCCGATTGCTTTTGAGTAAGTGCTCATTTGTTACCTCGATCTGAAATAAATTGTGAGTGAGGCATCCTCAGCCCCAGTCATTGATTGAATTTTATCAACTTTAATAGCTGACCCCGCCGCCACATTGAGTGGGCTTGTCGTAAGCACGGGCGCGGTCCATCCTGTGAGAGTTTCACCCTCGGTGATCCACTCATCGGCTGTTGCTGTGGTTGTAACTTTTGGGGTCACGGTGTAAATTGAAGTGTAAGCCCCACCCTTTGTGGTTTGCACTTTGGCATCAAGCTCAGTTGTCCCACTTGAGCCAATCGAATTGACTTCAAGGACTGTTTTAAAAATCTCAGCATCAAAAGGGAAAATGAATTTGCCATCACGTCTAAGCTCATTTGCGCCGCCGATTGGATAAGGGCCGTTGAGCTTAAATTGCACAAACTGAAATGAGCTGTTGGTCCTAAGCCAATTGAGCATTTTCCCCATCTTAAATCCAATTGCCGCACTGACCGCCGCCTTGTATTTGAGGTCCTCTTCATAAAAAATCTTTTTTTCGGATGCGAGAATTGTCCCCATGGTCCCCCTTTAAATAAATCGGTAAGCTGACCCAGCATCATCGGAAAAGCCCACAAAATCAATCAAGTGTGAACTTGTCGGGATGAAGCCCAAACTTTTGTCAACCGTCACGGTGTTACCCGCAATGCCTGAGATTTTAACCTCTGGGCTCACCTGAGTCCAATCCTCAAGCCTAAGCATAAGGGTTGCGCCCACAAAGAGCTTAGCAATGTCACCCGCCCCAACGTCAAACACTGTTTGGCTTGTGCCCGCCACAACTGAAATTGTGGGGTCAAAAAAGCAATGCTGATTTTTGTAAGCTGCGCCAAGATCAAGGCCCGGATAAATCGGGGGCTCAATGATGTAGTCCTCAGGCGGTGTAAAGCCCAGGGCCGGGCCCACAATGATCTTATTATTGTCGCTTGGGTCAAAGCCCATGAGTGTTGTTTCAGCATAGACTGACCAATCCTCGGACCTCACAGCTATCTTTTCGCCTATGTAACCTTGCCACTTAAGCTTTTCACTGAGTGCTGAGCTTGTGCCATAGGATGCCTTAAGCTTCAGCACACTTGTGGTTGATCCCACCCCTGTGTTTGAAGCGGGGCCAAAAACCCCATAGCGCCCTTCATTCAAATAGTGGGTGTCAAGTAAATCCAGGACAACCGCCCCGGTTTTAATGTCTAAGGATTTATTTACAACCTCAAAAATGCGCTTGTCAAAACCCCTCACCCCTCTTCGAGTGTCAATGAGGTTGAGCTGTTGGTCCCCATAAACAACGGCGTCCCCCACGTCTATGTAAAAGGCTTCACCATAGAGAAATTTTGCTTTGGTGATTTCAGCCGCGAAACGATACCGCTCAAGCATCCTGTTTGAGATTTGGCTGATGATTACGTCATTGTCACTCGATGGCCTAAGGCCTCTTGCAAGCACAGTGAGTGACTTGTTGCCAACCTTGATTTGCAACTTTGAGTCAGCGTCAACGGTGATTTTCCCGCTCAAATATCTTGAATTGTCCAAGACGTTTTGATTGTACTTAAAAACCACGTTATTATAAAAATATCGGTTGATTGTCCTGACAATTTTATTGGTCTGTGGTTGCACAGTGTTGTCAGAGTCAAGCACCGGCAAAATTGCAATTGAGAGTGGGGGACTTGTAAAGCCCACACTGATTTTACCTTTGCGCGGGATTGAGTAAGCCCCAGTTGGGAAAAGCAAGTCAGTGTCAATGAAGTCCTTTCCCTTTTCAGTTGAGGTCAAATAAAAATCATAAGTAAAAATGGCTGAGAAAAATAAATCCCTAAGCCTTTCAAATTCAGGCACGTCAACCTGGTCACCGCCAAGGTTGAGGCCAGCACCCAAGGGTAAAACATTATATTTTGATTTGAAGGCAATCACGCCTGATGGGTTTGAGTTTGTAACCAACGGGGCCCCATCAACCACAATGTAAGAACCGCCGTCAACGCTGACAACCTCTGTGATTGTCCTCAGCGTGAAATTGTTGGCACTCTCTTGGTCACCTGTGATTGTGCAAAAGTCCCCAGGCACAAGTCCAAAGCGGTCACCCGCAATGATGCCCTGGAAATAAATTGCATTTGCAATCACCCCGTTGTCAGGGGTGACTTGGATTGACGTAATTTTTTCATCGGTGAGAAAATACTCATCCCCTGAGAGCATAAGTTTAAGAGCAAGGGAAAAAGCATCACCTTGAAGTCTGTAAAAACTTTTCACCTCTGTGCCCGTTTGGTGTTGGTCCCCTTGTGTCCTCGGGTCCTCAGCAAACATGGCCTCACGGGTGCAACCTGTAAAGCTTGTGTCAGTGAGGCCAGTATATTCAATGATTTCATCATCAATTCTGACATAAGTTCGAAGCGTCCCATTATCAGCGGGGGTGAGAAAACTTGCCGTTGACTCAACATCGAGGGTGAGATCACTCTCAAGATTTGTTGAGGCCTGAGCTGTTTGCACAGTTGAAGCCATGCCAGTCTCAATGCTGACACTGACAAGTGATAAGGCCTCGAGTTTATTTTCAATTGCATTTCTGATCTGTGAAGCGGTTGAGACCCCGCTTTGCATGAGCACACTGATGGCCGTCCCAACCACGGTGACAACCTCAAGACCCGCAACCCCACCGTTGTTATAAGTGATCGAAACGGTGCCAACCACATCACGTCTTGTGGTGTAAGTGAGCCCTTGAATTGTTAAAGATCTAAAGTCAGCCGGGGCGGTGAGCTTAGTTGAGCCCTCTTGAAAAATATCAAACCGCTTGCCAGCTTCGGGGTGAGCCACGTTGAGGGTGATCATGGCCCCGCCGTCAATGTTGTCAATAATGCCTGAGAAAATGGTGACAAAATCATCGGGGAAAGCGGTGTCAGAATACCCCAAATAAACCCTTGCTTTTCGCCCAAGCAATTCATTTACCACAACACCGGGGCTAATGAGCCTTGTGATTGCCTCATTGATGTCCAACAATGAAATTTGAATTGCTGAAACTGAGGACGCCCCGCCCTTGTCTTGCAAGAGCTGTTGAGTGATTGTGGTTGTCGAGCCATCGAATGAAATCAAGTCATCTTGGTCAGCCACTTCATTGAAGCCACCAATTGTCCAAGAGCCATCAATCAAAAGACCCGGGTCACCAATCCTCACAAATTTTTTGATGCGTTCAACGCCGTATAAAGTTGAAACCCCATCAATTTCAAGGATGAGCTGAGGGTTTTGACTTACACCCTGAGCGGCGGCCTTGGCGAGTTTTGAAAGGTCAAATGCCATTTGCAACCTCTTGGGTCCAACCGCATTTTTGTTTTAAATCTTTGTACTCTTTTTGAGCGTCCTCGACCCAACGCTTGAAGGGTAAAAACTCATCTTTTGAAATGAGCACACCGCCGTCACAAGTATCAAGGCTTAGGTCAGCAATGTGCTTAAAGGTGATGGGGTAAGTATCGAGCACTTGCTTTTGAGCACAGACCATGTGCTTTGTATCGAGCACATAAACAAATTTCAGCTTGTAGTCACCACAAGATGAGAGTGCAAGGACGCTAAGAGTTAAGAAAATCATCCTCACTTTTTTGCCTTTCATCGCGGGTTTGATCTTTTTTGACCTCAGCTTCAAACTTGTTGGTTGAAGCGTGATCATGAAACTTTTGAGTCAAATGTAAAATCCAATCTTGGATAAGTTTTTCAACCTTTGGCAAAGCCCATTGGACTAATTTACCAGCAACAAAAGCCAAAACTTTTTCCAAGATTGGACTCATTTATTTTACCTCAGGTAAATGCAACTTATCAATCAACTCATCAATCTTGCTGTCAGCCATGGCAAGGATTGTGTCATCAATTGGGGTTGCTGTTTTTGCTGCCTCAGCCTTAAGCACCGCCACAACTGAGTGAGCAAAGCTTTTAAGAAAAGGCTTCATGACAGGTTTAAGAGCCTCGAGTATTGATGCTTTAAGTTGCAACTTTAAATTTTCAACAACCGGTTTTAAGTCCATTTTCAAATCCTTTCAGTTTTTCATTTATGACTGCAATCTCAATTCTGTTTTCAACAACCTTTTCATTTGTGGCATTTACTTTTGTGCCAATCCCATTGACCTGTTTTTTGAGCTCAGCCAAGTCCCGTTTCATCACCACAATTGTGGCGGCAAACCCGCTGACCGCTGTGATGATGTGACCGAGGTCAAAGTCTAAGCTCATCTTGGCCCCATGCAAATCACGTCAAAATCAATATCAGCCGAGGCCCCCGAGCTTGGAACCCGGATATCAGTGGTTATTGACGTTGCTGTTATAGAGACAACACTACAAATTCTTTGCCCCGATTCGGGGTTACAAGTACACGTTGGCGCTTGTGAAAAGCGGCCTGAAGGGATTGTCAAAACTACCGCACCCACTCCCGTACGGTTTATTGTCCACCCCCCATCAGATTGTGAAACAATCGAAGCCGTGCCGTTGTTTAAAACTCTTATGCGCTCAATCCTTTCAGCCCCATTTGAATTTGAACTTACTGAGCCCACAAGGATTGGAGTGTTGGCCGCACCGTAAAACTCTTCAATAATGATGACACCCGATCCCCCGGCACCCGCCACTTGAGTTGAAGCCGCCGCTGTGCCACCCGCACCAATTGAATAATTGTAAGAGCTTGCAATCTGTCCAACAGGGATGATGATTTCAAGATACCCACCGGCCCCACCGCCTGAGCCTGTAAAAGCGCCGCCCGTACCCGAGCCACCGCCCCCTGAGCCTGAATTTGCGGCACCCGATCCCGAAGCTGCGTTATTTGATCCCCCATCACCGCCCCCGGCACCGCCAAATGGTGATGATCCCCCATCACCGCCTTTGCCATTGGCGTTTGATGATGGGCCATTGGTTGTTGCACCCCTGACCAAAGTTGCAACCAATCCTGTTGTATTTGTGCAAACAGCACCGTTTGTTGACGGCGCATCATCCCCATTGACGGTCCCCCCAGGCCCCCCAGCACATGAAAGCTGTGATCCAAAAGTTGTGGTCCCACCGGCCCCACCATTTTGCCCGGCGGCACTCCCACCGCCACCGCCGCCACCGCCAATCATTCTGATCTTTAAGTATTTCACACCGGTTGGTGGGAAATAAACCCCTGTGCCCGATGTGAGTCTTGTTGTGGTTGGTGAAGAGGGCGCGTTGATGTTTACAATTGTGCCATTCCCAGCAAATCCAACGCAAGGCACTCGAAAATTTAAACTAAATGTGAGGGATGTTGCCGAAAATTGGTCAACATTTAATAAAGAAATATTATAACCCGTGGTGTTTGCTTGATTATAGTTGTAATCCTTAAATGCAATTTGTGAACTTGAATACACTGATGGGGTGATTGTACCAATCAAAGAGCCTTGATAAGTTTCCCTCATGATGCCAATGCCACCCGAGTCAGTTTGACCAATTGATGCTGTTGTATTGGCCTTGGCTCTCACGGTATCAATCACACAAATTGAACTTGGGATATTGAAGAGCATGAGCCCTGTGCCGTTCGTGCCCGCCGCTGTTTGCCTGTAGTCCCATCTTACCAACAAGTCAGGCCCTTCTCTTCGATATTGAGCAACATTTGTGGCCACAGTCCCATAAACCGGATTTGTTGTTGACCCTGTGATTAGTGCGCCAGCGGCAACACTTGGGAAGTCTTGCCAGTCAGTTGAAATTGCGCCAAGACCGAGATTTGTGGCTTTCCCCGCATAAACCTTTGCCACGTTGACCGTGTTTGAGCCGGTACCAGTTGATGCCAAGCAAACGGTTGCTTGTGAACTTAGGTTACCACAAGGAAAATTCATTGAGACTGGTTGCGAATATGACGGGTTGATCAGTTGCAAGTCAGTTGTGACTTGCACGGTGCCAAGGGTCACATAAGTTTTGAAGTTGGCCGCATTGCCTTTATAAACAAATTTTGCTTCACAGTTTTGCCCTTTGAGGTCCTCGCCAAAGAAATTGGCGGTCCAGCAAAAGGTCTGTGCTGAAGTTGAAGCGGTGACCGCGCATTGAGTATTGGTGTCAGCGTTGAGCGGTGTTGTGGCGTTTTGTGCAACAGTCCCGCCACTCACTGTGATGAAGCTTGTATTTTTCCAACAATCGGGATTTTTGATGTAGTTTTTTTCAGCACTGAGTCCCGGCAAATATGTGCCGGGTGAAACCAAGCTTGAGTTTTGCGCTTGAGCAAAACATCCTGCGAAAAATAATACTAAGAAAATAAATGCTTTCATTTTAGACCCTTCCCGTTTCAGCCCATGCGGTGCCGTTCCAAACCAATTTTAAAATTGAATTTGAATATGAGTACCAATCACCCTTTAAATAAGGGTTATTTAATTGCATCAAAATAATGTAGTCAGTGTTATGGGTGCCATAGATCCAAAGTTCACGGCCAACAGTCAGCGCCGGGGCAATCATTGGATTTGCAATCACATTGACCTCACCGCCGTTTGATTTCACAAACCAAACTTGTCTTGCATCAGTGCCCTCAACATAAGCAATGCCGGTGCCTGCCACAATTGATTGTGGGGATGCAATCGAGCCCGTGACAACAAGGGCCCCGCCGCCCGCGCCTGAGCCCGAGCCGCCCACGACTTGCCACAAACTTGCCGCCGCATCATAAATGAAAGTAAGGGCTGAGCCGTCAGTCACCGTGAGATTTGCACCCGTGCCGGTAAGAATACGATTTGCAGCGGTCCCGCCTGTATTGTTTTTGATAACAACAGAACCCCCGGTTGCAAACTTAACAATCAAAAAAGACCCGTTTTGTGGGGCCGCAATATTGTTGATTGAAGCAAGTGAGGCATTGGTGACTTTTAAAAATGACCTTGTTGGTGCAAGACTTTGATCAGCCCCGGTTGTGGTTGAGTCAACTTGTTGGACAAGCCTAATCATGGCTTGAAAAAGTTGATCAGCCATCCAAGTTTTCACCCCAGCAAATGCCTGAGCTGCAATTGAAATGAGCCCGGGATGAGTGTCATCAGCCGGTTGAAGGGTTATCACCTGGCCTGAAATGGTTGCACCCTTAGCATCAGGTGTCGAACCGAAAGCGCCTAGACTTGCGTCACCTGTATTGGTGCCTGACAAATTGCTTGCGCCGATTGTGCCGGTGAAAGTCTTATTGCCCGCAAAGGACTGAGTGCCGGTATTTACAACCCCTCTATGGGCTGTTGAGGCATCAATGACATCGGCTGTGACATCAAGGGTGCCCACTTCCATGGGGTTGCTCGGGAAGGTTGGTTTTGTCGAGACGTTGAAAACTTCCCAGAAAATAAATTTGATGTTTGTTGAACTGAGGTTGTAAGCCGTTTCAGTGCCAGCAATATTGGTGAAAAAAGATAAAGTCCAAACACCGGTCGCATAAGTCATGCGACCATAAACCCTTTGACCTGTGGTTGCATCCTCAATATAAGTCAGAGTTGAAGCATCAACCACAAAGACTCTATTTTCAGGCGGTGCGGTGACAACACCCACGTTGGTTGTTGTACCCCCTGAAACCTTGCCAACCATTTGTGCTGACACGTCAACGCTTGTGCCACTTGCGCCGGTTTTTGTGGCCCCTTGATAAACCGCTTCAAATACATTGAAGTTTGAAAGTGCGAGGGCTGAAATCTGTTTGCCAGCACCCGCCGCACCCGAGTGATCATGACCCGAGGTCACGTTGAATTTTGCATCTAGTTTGCCAAGAGCAACTTTTTTACTGTCACCGTTGGCAATGACTTCATTTGATGAGTAAGTTTTTCTTGTGGTGTCACCAGTGCCGGTCATACCCTCGGCATCAAATATTTCATTGATTGCTTGCTGTGAATTTGCAACAGCGGCCCCGCTGTTTGGGTCACTTACGTTGTTAAGACCAACCACACCCACCGTTGTGGTGTTGGCCGTCCTTGACATAAAGGCATTGTTGAAAGTCGTTTGATTTGCAATTTGTCCATTTGTGACGCTCATAAACCCTCAACCACGCGAAAAATTAAATTTCCAGTGTCAAAATAAGATGGGATGCCTAAGTCGTATCGCTCTTTTAATTCAAATCCAGTCCCATCACCACTCATTGGGGTTGACTCTAAAATCACTCTTTCGAAGGTGTCAGCATCATCCCTATTTTCCATAAATTCCAATGGTGCTTTTGTGATGGCATAGTTTAAAAAATCTCTGAGATTTTGAACACCGCTTGAGTCAGTTTCAACCACAAAGTCAGGATTTTGGGGGATATCAGTGACAAAACGGGCGTTGAATTTGATAAACTTTTCAACACCAAACTTTTGCACACTGACCCGACCGCTTGCCGATTTTGAAACCGTTGAGCTTGCGGCTTTGACAGAATTTTTTGAAGGGATGTAGTCTTGCAAGAAAAACTGGGGCTTCCACTCTAAACCACAAGGGCTTGTGCCCACAACTGTGGTGACGCCCATGTGGTCAACGCTTGCAAGACCTAAGAGTGAGTAAATACTTTGCCCGGCATGAGTGCCAGTTAAACAAAGTAAATCAACGGCACTCGAAAAGTTTAGGGTCACAATTCTTGTGGTCCGATCAATTGAAATGGTGACATCAGCGGTGAGGGCCGCATTGATCGCTTGAGCCACAACCTGTAAAAACTTTGTGAGCGAGTATGAGCCGGGATCAACTTGAGCGAGTTTTGCAACTGAGCTTTCAACAAAGTCCAAGTTTTGGTTGCTCACCGTGACGGTGTGCCCATAGTAAAATTTTGATCTTTTATTTAAAGCACTCATGAAGTCACCGCCACAACCCCTTGTGTGTCAAAAGCTTCCCGCACAAGGTCGGTAAGCTCAAGCGCAAAGTTGCGGTCCCGTGGGATGATGTTGCCATTGACGTTGAGATTGACTTGAGTTTGTGGGGCTTGAGGCTTTTGCTCAGTCGGTAAGGATGTGATGTCACCCGGACTTGTGGCCACACCGCCGCCAATCCCGGCTGAAACCCCGCCGCCCGTTGCGGCACTTGTGAGCGCCCCGCCCGCTGAAGCCTTCAAGAAATTTCCAAAAGTCACCAAGGCAAAACCGGCGGCGATTGCCATGCCCCCTGACAAGGTGGCAAGTGAAGTTTTCAACACCTCTGTGGCAATACCAATTTGGATCATTTGATTTCCAATCGCTATGATGATGTCAGCGATGATGCCAACAACCCCATTTTTAAACGCTGCAAAGGCATCCTCACCCTTAGCGAGTGCCGTCCCGATGCTTGCTGCCATGCCTGAAATGCCAGCCACAAGGGCTGATTTGTAAGCATTTTGAATGGCCAAAAGGTTTTTGCCTTTTCGGATTTCACTCTCTTGCTCAATTGCTTCAATTTTTGCATTGGCATTTTGGGTCTCAATCAAGATCAGCTCATTGAGCTTTTTCTGATCAAAACCTTTTTTGGCTGAGTATTGCTCTCTCAGTGAAGCAATTTTTGTTTCAAGGTCAACTTCAAGCTGGATTTGTCTGTCAACATCGAGCTCATCGAGAGCTCGGTTTTTTGCTTGCTCATCGGTGAGTTTTTGAGCCGCTGTGAGCCTAATTTGCAAGGCCTCATCCTCACCCTTTGAAATGGCGGCATTGATTTCAGCATAGTTTTTTGCAAGCTCTTCAGCATTGAAACGCAAGAGAGGGTTTTCTCTTTTGCTCATTTCATCCATTTTGGCTCTTACAGCTTCGGGGATGAAGCCAGCCCGTGCCTGTGCCCGGCGGTCATCATCAGTTTGAGCTGAGGCAATATCTTTTAGGTTTTGCAACTTTGCTTGCAAAAACCCAAGCTCACGTTTGTTGCTCTCAACTTCATCCCAATTGTTCAAGTTGGGTTTTGCAATTGCCCCTTTTAAATATTCGATGTTTCTTGTGAGCTTTTCAATTGTGGCATTTCGCTTTTCATTTTCATCATGGCCAAAAGCCGCCACAAAATCAGTTGTAAAACGCTTCAAGTGCTCCGTTGTATTTGTGGCCAGTGAGGTGAGTGCCGGTGCAATCAACTGATAAACGGCGGTGTAAATGGCTTCCCCGGCCTCTTTTGAAGCCACCCCAAGGCGAGTAAATGCCGGGGTTACCTCTTTAACTGTTGAAACCCCTTTAAATGCTTCATTCCCCTTGGCCATGACCGCATTGAGCCTGACCTGTTGAAGTTCGGCTTCGGTCAACTTATCGGGTAAAACTCCGATTGAAGCGGCATAGTCTTTGACCGCCTTTTGCATATCGACAAAGATATTTACACTTCTTAAACCCCTTGCTGACCCCGTTTCAATGGCTCTCACCATTGAGTTAAAGTTGTCAGTCATCGCTTGGCCATTGATCAAGGACGCTTTTCTTGCAAGGTCTAAAAGTTCGGGAAGCTTGTTTGCTTGGTCACCTAATTCAACCAATGCTGAATTTGCCGCTTTGAGAGCATCCTCGTTTGTGATGAGCCCTTTGCCAGCGGCAACAAACGCATCTTTTAAATTGCTACCGACACCAAGAGCGCGAGTTGATAAAATGTCAAATTGATAATTTACTTGCTTTATGTTTTCAGCGTGTTTGGCAATATCTAAAAAGCCATTCACAACAGCAAGTGTGGCATCTTTGACTTTGCCCAATAAATCCAAAGTTTGATTTATCATAATTGAGACAAAACCAAACCCAGTCAGAGACTCGGCAAACCCGCCATTTTCTGATTTTGGGCTTAAAGCATCACCAATTTTTGCGCCTGATTTGGCGGCCTCTTTTTCAAGATTGTCAAATGAGCTTTTGACCGTGCCTTTATCAATCTCAAACTCGGTCACTAACTTTGGGTTATCTGACATCTTGTCACCTGTTTGCTAAGAGCCCCTGTAAGTCCGTGAGGCTTAGTTTTTTTGCTTTCATTGCATCAGGGTAAGCCGTTTGCATAAGGTCCCGGTGCAACCTCTCTCTGTCATTTTTTTCCATGTTGTTAAAATTTGCAACTTTAATTGCTTTAAGCATTTCTTGGGCTTCGATTGTGGTGATGTCATCCCACATGGCTGAGAATACAGTGACCGGCAAAGCCTCGACTTCACTCGGGGTCATCCGATAAAAAAAGCAAAATTTTGAGATCTTTAAACTCTCGCTATTTACTTTTTTTTCGAGCCATTTACAACGGCCCAAAGGTCCAACAGATTGCTGACAGTGAAGTGTTCTTCCTGAATTTGCAAGGGCAACCCAAGCTCAACCAAAAAACCTTGCACCTTTTCAACCGCCACAGAGGGGTCAGCGTCCCGCAGCTCATTGGAAAATCTTTTAGACTCTCCAACTGAGGGGACTGATACCTCGAAAGCCCCAACGTCTGGGACTTTCACATTGATAACCTCTTTTATGATTGAAAAATCATTAGTCATAGTCTGACCCTTTCAACGCTCAATTAAATTGCAAGACCGGCCTGGGTGCCGTCACCAACACAGAAAAATTGAATTTGCTTTTGCTTAGTTTCATCAGCAAACACTTTAAATTTTAAAGGTAAGAGGGCAATGTTTTCACCGGAAAAAGTAAGAGCATCAAAAACGCCCCGTGCTTTCCAAATAGTGATGTCCTCGCTTCGATCACCGTCAGCTTTTTGGACTGGGTGAAGTCTGAGTTGTGTGTTTGGCAACTGAGTGCCAACCGCTTGAGGGCCATAACCAAAAACCTCAGTTGCACCCGCGCCAACTGGCACAAATGGAAGCTGGCCAGCCGCCGCAAAAGCCCGCTTTAGGGTTGCTTTATCACTCTCTTTGAAAGTGAGTTTGGCTTCAATGGGTTTATAACCTTTTACAAGAGTGCCCCGCACTGTGGTGCCAGACTCATGCGCTGTGATATCAACCTCTTCAGGTGATAAGCCGCTGATTTCGATGTCCCCATCAATCGCACCGGCTTCAATTTCAAGTGATCCCGCCACAGTGATGGCAAAGTTGAAATTGGTGCCAGCCGCAAGGCTTGGGTCTTTTGCTGGGTTTGCAAAACCATTCACAGTATTTGTAAGAATGACATCAGGGCCACTCACTGTGGCGTCAAAGCCAACAATTGCAGTCAATACCGCTTGCAAGGCTGATGCAACCGCAGAGCCATCAGCGCCCTCAGTGATTGTGACTTTGTGGCCTGTCCAACCGCCCGCCGGTGCTGGGTCAACGCTTGCACCGGTATCAAACCAAGCATAATGCTTTGCACCCGCTGGGTCTTGAAAAGTGAAATATTTTGCGCTCAATGAATTTGCAAGACTTGAGCCTCGGCAAGTGATTTTTTGCACTTGAGCGCGGTCAACACCGACAAAAGCGAGCATTGGTTTGATTGCAATGTTGGCAATATTTGACATAAATTTAAACCCCTCTTGGTATTGTTAAAACTAATTGAACCTCAAAAACCATTCTCAACTCAACGTCATTGTCATCACTGGGCGAGTAAGGTGCCGGGGTGAAGCTCTTAAGCATGACGTTTTTAATACTCGGTTGAGTCAACCTGTTTGTGGCTTTCAAGACCTCTTCAAGAACAGCCTGACCTTTTGCAATTGTCCAGTCAACAGCTTTTAAGGGGTCTTTGGCCCCCTTAGCAAACAGCTTTATGGTAACCTCACCGCTTGCGTCCAAACAGTCCTGATTTTGCTTTATTTGATTGAAACCGCTGATTTCAATGTGGAAAGCGCCTTGAAGTATAGTTGAGGGGATGTTGTCGGTATTGAGCCCAGTTGTCCACTCAGTAAGGCCCCCAACAGTCCTGATGCGGTCCCGAAAATATGGTCTTAAGTGGGTGAAACTCAACGCATCCTCACTGACCCGGACCAAGTTGTGACCCGCTCTTCGGGCTCAGCTTTGCCGTTGTTGTTGAAATCAATCACAAGGACCGCCTGATTTCTCGCTGAAATCATCAGGGCCTCATAGTATTTTGATTTATCTTTTAAAACATCATCCTTTGAATTTTGAAAACTGATAAATAAATGGTGCAAGGTCATGTAAACTGACCACAGTCTTACGTCCTCGAGGTCCAACAGTTGAAACTTGTTTATCCTTTTCCCCATGTTGGACAGGTACCCATTTTGATCAATGAATTGCATGATTTTTTCTTGTGAGCGCCTATGAGCATCAATAAAAGAGTTGCGCCCGACTGAAACCCAATCAAGGATTTGTGGCTCATGCACCACAAGGTCAGCGTCACTTGAAAAGAGCGCGTCCCCCTCAGGCGAGAAAACCTTTTGCGTGAAAACTTGGCCCACAGGGGTGCCGTTGTCTAAGGTGAGGGTGACATTTCTTGGCAATGCATCAATGGTTGAACCTTGAAAGCTTGTATCAGTCAGCTCAGCCGAAAAATTGAACCCAATAAAAGGCAAAAGACTTGCATCAAGATCAGAGGATTTGAGAGTCACTCGCTCACTTGCGGTGAGCAAATACTCGTTTTTAAGGCTGAGGGCCAAGGCCCAAACAACTGAGCTTGCAAGGTTGAGCTGAGTTAAGATTTCGAGCTGAAGAGCTGGAAGCGTGTAAGTGCCAACAGTGATTGTGGCGGTGTAAGTCACCCCATTTGAAACAAATTTGATTTTATTTTTTAAGGCATCAACGTCAATTTTGAAACCTTCCCAAACCCAGTCCAAAAACCAATTTGCTGGGTCAGCGTCAAAGATTGAAACGGCTGAGCCATCATCCCCGGGCTTTATTGTGATCGCCGTGAGAGCTGTATCCCCTTTTGTGATAAATGATTTTGAAGCGTCAAACCTGGTTTGATCTTGGCTTTGAACTTTACCTTCGAATTTTAAAACTGGATTGAGCATAAAACCTCTTTAAATGTAAGACAAGATTGTGACCCGCCAATTGTCAAGCATAGCCTGAGTCACAAACCCGCTTGGCCTTTTCATTTGCAATCTGTGGAGTGCTGTTGGAAAAAGCCCCTCTCTAATTCTGATGATGACATCCTCATAGTCATCAACCATTTGATCAGACTGAGCCGTTGAAATCCCCGCCACAGTGTTGGCGGCATATAGTGACCTTAAAAGTGCTGGGGCTTTCAATTGATAACCCTCAATCCTTTGCTCAACAAGAGCTTGGATGTTTGGCGGTGGCTCGGCTTCAGTGATTTGACTGATGGGATAGGCTACGCCACAAGCATTGACAAAAGCTTGGGCTTCACTTTCAGTTGCAAACTCAACAATCAATGTGGGCGTTGTGACTCTATACTTTATCATTTTATCTCACCGTATTCCTTCCAAATCTTGTGCGGGCATAGTCAACTTGAAAGGATTTTGCGGCGGCATTTGTGCCCCCAGCAAAGCTCTTTAAGTTTGGACCAAGCGCCACAGTTGGCAAAGTTGTTGTGATTGTGGCAACTAAAATCCCATCAATAAAAAACAAGGCTTGTGAGTTATCTGAAGCCACAGCAATTGAAAGCTTGTACCATTGGCCAGCATTTACCGCTACACCTGTGGTGACTGTTGTCCTTGATGAAGCATTTGCGGTCTTACACGCCCAATTGATTGTGCCCGCCGCTGTGCCCGCATATTCAAAATAATAGCCGTTGGCGGCGTCAGCCGCGTTTGCAGCATCAGTGAACCCCGGTTGAAGAGTTAAAGCCGCCGCACCTGTGCCCCCCAAAGTTGGCACCATAAAAAAAGTTTCAAAAGCTAAGCGCCCTTGCCCTGGGACAAGGTTATTTAAACCAAGGTTTAAGCTCGCCGCCGCATTGTTGGCTGTTGCTGTTGACACCTGGATGATCCCGGCCTTGTTTGTGGTTGAGGCCTGATAAGCGGCTGTGGCGGTGCCGTTTGTGCCAGTTAAAACCCAGCCAAGTTGACCAATATTTCCCGTTGTCGCAAGAGCTGGGAAAAAGTCATCAAAAAGGTCAAAGTCTTTGGGGTTGCCCGCATAAACTTCCAGTTCCCAAACCCCATTTTGCGTTGATTTATCACTTGGGACAAGCTCACACTTTTCACTTGGGGCGAGTAAATACTGAAGAGCGCCCGAAAAATTTAGGATTGGAATATAAGTGTCGGAAGCATTTACAAAAACCCACTCAGCATTTTGAGTCAATGTTGTGGCATCAGGTAAGGCCACCTTTTGCCCACCTGTTTTGCCCGTGAAAACGTACTCAGTTGGGCTTGAAACCAAGAGTGCAAGAGTTGAGTTTGCACAAACTTGAAGCGTGTAACCCGCCCCAGTCGGTAAAGTTTGCCAAGTCTTATCACCGCGCCAATATTGTGCTGTTGAGCCCGCTGTGATTGTTGGCTCTTTCCCCGCCACAGTTGTGATGAGATCGGTGATCTGCTTTTGCAATTTTCCAAGAGCACTAAGAACAGTGTCAGCCGAGGTGATTGCCGCATTTGTCGCGGTCGAGAGTCCTGAAAGCACAGTTGCAAGCACTCTTGCCGCTGTGAAATAAAGGTTTGTTGAGCCCTCGGTTACCGCATCGGTCGAGCCTGGACTTGCTGAAATTTCAACATAAGCCGAGCCTGACCAACGATAAGTTTTATTAGTATCAAGAGTCACATAAATTTTGCCGGTCTCACCTGTGCCGGGGAAAGCCGTAAGGTTGGCATATTCGAGGACATCATCAACAAAGCTTGGCAGATAAGTTGAGGCGATCTTTGCACCCGAGTCCAAAGGGCAATACCCGTTTGCTGCCCCTTTATTTGCTGAGTCCTCAGGGGTGAAACCAAGTGCCGCTTGCTTGCCGTTCCAAGTTGATTTTTCGGCATCAGTTACAAAGCGGTGGGTTGAGTCTTGAGTGATATTGCTTGGATTAGTGGCATCAACATTGGGCACAGCACTCAGGCCAACTTGAGCCTTTGTGGTCGCATGGGGGTTGCCGGTGTCGCCAGTGTGGGACATGAGATTTGCTTGCACAGCACTTGCCGCCCCAGCGGGATCAAATGCACTTGTGGGCTGAGTTGCCGCTGAGCCAAGGCCTAGGTTTGCCCGTGCGGTCACCACACTGGCAAGGTCACTTAAGTTGTTTGCAGCAAGCAAGTCGCCTATGCCAGAGCCAATTAGCGCCCAATCAGCATTGGTGAGCCCTTTGGCATAGTACAACTTTTTGGTTGTTGTATCTTGGAAAAATTGATTTAAAAAGTCGGGTGTTACCGAGCCAACCGGTGTTGCACTTCCAATTTTATCATAAAAAGCCATCAGGTCCCCCGTCTTACAACGTCACCGTTGTGATTGACTACAACTTCACCTAAATGATTAGTCAATATTTTATCCTCATCAAAAGGCACCCCGGCCACAACGCCCAAATCAATAAGAGCCTGAAGCAAGTCGTATTCGGTGTTATATTCAAACTCGACCCCATCTTTTTCGGCAATTAAAATTTTAAAGCTTGGCATGGTTTACCCTTTGAAAAGGAAAGGGGGCCTAAGCCCCCTTTAATTGTTAAGCATTTTTCTTAATGAATTCGACCTCAACGTGAAGGTCCGTTGCATTTTTAGCAACTCCAAGTTTCCAAACGTGAGAGCCTGACCCTGATGGGACTGTGGCAACAAAAGCCGATCCTGACCAATAAATTGTTTGACCCGCTGTTGCGCCTGAAAGGACGCCGGGGACAACCGCATCATTGGCAAGAATGGTGACCGGTTGGCCAGCCGTTTGGGCCGAATATGCCAAACCAATGATTCTTGCTGTGTTTGTCAAAGCACCATACTCACTCACAGTGTTGTTGCCTGACACATAAGCCGGGAAGCCTTTTGAAATCCCGCCAACCGCAACAGTGTACTCAACACCGATTGAGGCGAGCTTGCCGTAAATCTCTTGCAATGCCGCTTCAACTTCAGTTTGTGCTGTATAGTTGCCAGCATCGACAATTGGGATCAATGAAGCCTTAACTTGACCGGCACCTGTGCCAAAGTCAATTTTGCCAGCTTTTACACCCAAGTTTTTCAACTGAAGCGCATCGGCCACAATCTCAATGCCAACGCCGTCAACTTGGACATCAAGGACGCCCGCCGCAAGAGCCAACGCCGCACCCGCCACACTTGAAGCAAGGCTGATGTCAACGCCAACTTTTTGCAACCCGCCTGAAGCGGTTGTTGCCTCATAAAATTTCTTATCCCATCCCGCGCCTGTGTAGAGATAAACCCCATCGGTTTCGGCATCAACTGAAACTTGCATCCCTGTGGTTGGCACAGTGTAAACCCATGCGGCACCTGACCATTGAGCAACTTGGTCCTCTTTGCCAGCCCATGCGCCTGTTGCTGTTGCTGTGATCAAATAGCGATCACCAACAGCGGGTGACACAGGTGGGGTTGCTAAGCGGTTGATGACTGAGTTGAGCCACTCTGTGCCCACAATCAAATCATCAACATATTTTTTATCAACCAACTCAGTGTCAACTGAAAAGGCGGGGTGCGAGTTGTATTTCACTTTGCCTGTGAAATCTCTTGTGCCATCAGCTTTGGTGTAAATTGTGTGGTCATCAGCGCCAAGACCGCTCAATGAACCATGTGAAAGCAAAGCATTTAAAGCCGAAACATTGATCAGCGAGTTGTCAATCTTACCGGCGGCATCACTCTTTACAGGCTTCCCAGCATCAGCAACACCCGCGCTTGAAGCAATAAATTCATTTTCTCGAAAATATCGCGCATCATGGATGTGCTCATCATTGGCATCAGCCCCATCAATTAAGTTTGAAAGCTTTGCATCAGTCAGCTCTTTATTTGCCGTCTTAAACGACAAAAACTTAACTGAGTCAGCCGCTTCACTGTGTTCTTGGTTGTAACCGTCACCATTGACGTACAACACTTTTATGTCAGCCATTTTTCACCTCTTTGGTTTTTGGGCCCATTATTGGGCTTTAATTTCCACTTACGATCTTGCCGGTGTTTGGGTTGTAACCAAGGCCATCAGCTTCATTGAAACCATACTGAGGCCACAAATCTTTTTTGAAATTTGTAAAGCCCGCCTTAATGGTATCGTAAGATTTTGCTTTTTCCATGAGTGCAAGTTTTTGCTTTTCAATCTTGGACAAAAGTAGGTTGTGCTCAAGTACCATGTTTCGGAGTGATTGCTCTTCAACAGCCATTTGCAGTTTTGCAATTTCAACATCCCGGTCCAAAGTCTCGAGTTGTCTTAAATGGTCAGGATGTAAAAACTCTTTACGCTCAGGCTGAGCGGGCTCTTCGATGAGCTGCATTTGCTCAACAAGCTCTTTGCTCACAAGTTTTTTTTCTCTTTTGGTTGAAGTCGATGCCATGAAATCCCCTTAACTTAGTTTGGTTGGTTTATTGATGTTTAAAAGAATACCGCCGCCGCCGAGGGAAACCCCAAGGGGGACGTGAAAGCCTGTGGTTTGTCTTGTGTCAGTCACCCCACCAACAGCATCAAGAAAAAGCAAAGTGTTGACTGGGAAAATCGAAAAAATTGCATCAAAGATTTCACCCCATGTGGCCACAATAACTTGTGAGCCGGGCAAAGCATCATTCAAGGCGATCCCGCCAACAAGGGCGTGGTCCAAAGTGGTGTCAGCTCTCGCGGGCGCGACACTCGAGAGTGAAGTAAAGAAAACGGGGTCACCCGCCACAATTGCCGATTGCGCGGTTTTTATACTCGCAAGGTAAGAGCTTGGCCCGCTGGGTGAAGTTGAGCCCCCAGGCGGCGGGGCGATGTCAAACTTGCCAGTGAAAGGGTTAAATTCAAAATAACTCACAACGTCCCACCGAGAAAACTCGGGTCTTGTGGCGTTGTATAGTAAAGAGTCACGGTTTTAAGCACGGTGCCAGCAATGCCGCCTGACCTGTACTTATAAACAACATTGTTGCCAATGCACTCACGGGAAAAAGCATCAGCCCCTCTTGGAATACCAAAGGGGTTTATCTCTGAGGTTTTGATAAAATAATTTGATTTGTCCCCTGGGACAACTTGCTCACCGGCCTTTTTTAAGACCTCGAGACCATGATCATCAACAGCCATCTTGCACCTTCCATGAGCCGGTTAAGGCCACAAATAAAATGAAAAGCGCCCAGCAAATTTTTTAAAGAGTTGCTGGGTTGTTGCTCAAAGAGCTTACAGCCGTTGAGGGTTTTTCGAGTGCTTCAACCTGAGCATAAGTCAGTTTATTTACTTGAGTGCCTGGATTGACGATCATAAAAACCCCCTATGTTTAGTTTAACAACCTTTGCCTTTTGGCATTGGTTTGCTTCCCTTAACGGCTTTTTTTACTGATTTCTTAGCCATAAATTTACCCCTTCAGTGTCCCAGATTGAATATCTTTTTGACTTTCATCAGGTGGGACAAAAAACATGACAAAAGTTTGTTCTTTATCCTTCCAAATGATTTCTTTTATTTCAACGCGAAAAGATAAAGTCCTTAAGAATTTCTCAAGGGTTGCTTCATTCTTTGCTTTGACCCACCTGAGTCGGGTGTGAAGAGGTCGCATGATTTTCCTTTGATCAAGGTTATAAGGACAGGGCGCTTTTCAGCGCCCCGAGCTTTTTCATCCTTGAGCCAGCCTTAACCCAAAGTTGCAACACGCAAGCTGTCGAGCTGTTTGAAGCCGACAAGTGTGTCGATGTTTACACGTTGAGCGCGAGTCCCGTCAACTCCAAGATCGTATTGCTTGATCTGAAGAGCTTGTTGAGCTGCCATTGTGAAAAATGATTTGTGCATCCAATAAGAAGTCGTGCCAACCACAGTTGTGTGGTGAGGCATGAAGCCAAGCAATTGAGCTGGCAACTCGCCTGATGCAAGAGGTGATCCTGATGCCACAAAGTCTGAGCTTGTGAAACCAGTGATGTTGAAAACGTCATTTAAAATTGACGGTCCCATCACCGCGTGACGATCAGCCATTGGCACGTTTGCATTGTCGAGCAACTCTTTAACCGCAAGGATGTCAGAGAGCGCCAATGTTGTGCCAGTGCCGTAAGCGATCGAATGATCTGGTGCCGCTGCATGAGGCACGATCAAGCCAATGATCACAGCTTGGATTTTTTTGTTGATTGCATAAATAGCCATGTCCTGAAGAGCTTGGACAAATGGTAAAGATTGCAATGAGGCTTCATTTGTGACAATGAAATCCTTTGCAATGCGCTTGTTGATAACAAGCTCTTGCTGAGTGATTGTCACCGCATCAGCATCATTTCTGACACCTTCAGCAACTTCAGTTGCATCAGCAAACTCAGGGATTTGAGAAATTTTAACCCGGTCACCAAGTGCCTGGATTTCGCCCTCGTAGTCTTTTGAAATGAGAGCATTGAATGGCAATTCAGCCAACAAAACCTCATAATATTTTTCAGACCATACCGCTGGCACGATCAGACTTGTTTCAGTGCTTTTTCTCATTACTAAATCAGCCATTTTTTACCCCTTTTTAACTTTGGAGAGCGCGAAGAGCGTCCTCATATTTTTGTTTATTTTCTTTTGATGGGTTTTGTTGATAAACTTTTTGAAGTTTCACAACATCCGAAACCGTCATCTTTGTGGCGGTGCCTGAAATAGTCTCAGGGGTTGCCGGGTTCACTGATGCGGGCTTTGCTGTAAACCAATGAGGTCTTTTTTGCTTCAAAGCCGCAACCGCTTGAGCCGCGCCGTGGACAATAATCTTGCCGTTGCTAGTAGTCTCAATATCAATTTCAGGGAAGTCAAGCAAGTCAAGGTCGGATATTGAATTTTGATGAATACCCGCTTTGATTGCCTCAGCCCTGAGAGCCATAATTTTCTCTTTTTCAACAAGAGCATCCTCATAACCTTTAAGTCTAGTCTTGGCCTCTTGGGCCTCTTGCTCACGCATTTTTGCAATCTCTTCCCAATTTTTTGAAGCTCTCAGCTTTTCCTCTTTGAGTCTTTTGTTTTCATCCTCAAGCTCTTGAGCCCGCTGTTTTTGTTTAAAGAGGTCATCTTTAACTCTTTTAAAAGCGGGATCAACCTCAGGGGGATCAACCACAATCGGGTCAACAGGCGGTGGGGTTGCAGAAATAGGCGGCACTTGATCGCTAATCGGATCGACTTGGTTCATGTTTACTCTCTTTCATGTTTCAGTGTTGGCCCAACCAACATTGAGGGGCGGCACAACCGCGCCCAGACTAAGAGAGTAAATCCTTCATCCTCTTTGTAAAGAGGTTTTTGACTTCACGCATGACGCTCACCGCCCAAGTCTCACCCTCTTGTGGGATGAAACGGCGGCGGGGAATGACATCAGTGCCGAGGTTATTGGCCTCAGCTTTTATTTTAACAAACTTTGTGGCGTTGGCTGGGATGCCCACGTTTAGTGAGCTTCCCGAAGCTTTCACAGTATAAAACCAACTCATCAACTCGCCTGTCAAAAATAAGTTTACAGGTCGTGAGGGCTTTTGCCGTGATTTGCCTTTGCCTGGGTAAGACTCTGGGTCCTTGTACCCGACAAAACGGCCAAAGCCTTTGACGGGTGAAATCCCTTTTGCAATCATCGGCAAAATAATGCCTCTCACAATGGTCCTTTGAAAATCATTTACAAGTTTATCGTCAACAAACTCTTTGGCAATCTTAGCCTCAACTTTTCTCAAATCTTTTAGGCTTACCTTTGCTCTGACTTTCAATGCCATTAGATCAATCCTATCAGCCCAGCGGCGTCGAGCAAGTCCAGGACGTCTTGATTTCTATACACCGCAAGTTTCAATTCAGCCCTGGACAGCTCGACCCCAAACAAATCGGCAAGATAGTTATAAAGTTGAGTCTTGTTTTTTATTTTTGTGAGCTGTGAAAGCCTCACGTCCTGGACGTTTTGTGAGACAATATCAGCCACAATGCGGTCAACCTCTGTGGCGATTGGGCCTTTGTAGTCTTGGCCAACATCAGGGATGAAGCGCCGTCTTGGAAGTTTTGATTTGCCAGAAATATTTGAATGGCCATCAGCAACCGGGGCGCGACCCCCAAAGACTCCAATTTTGATGCCATTTTCAGTCATTTTCCATGAGAGCTCATCAAGCGTTTGGCCTGAGAGCTGAAGGTCAGCATCAGTGTTGCCAACCTCGTCGAGCTTTTTCTTTTTGTATTCTTTTGAAATGAGTTTTTTCCAGGTCTCACCGTCAATGGGGCTTTTCTGTGAGCCCACGCTCAAAAGCGTTTGCTCAACCAAATAGTCCCCAACCTCTTGAGCAATCTCGCGCTTTTGCTTTTTAGATAAAGCAAGGCCTGAGAAAAGGTCAATCTCGGCACTCGTTTCAGCTTCCGAGGCCGCCGCTCTTACTATTTTCACCGGGTGCCCCTGGGTTTGGGTTGTCTGGGTTACCATTTTGCATTGAGTTTGGGTTGTCAGGATTGTCGCCCTGAGGGTTTGCCCCCGCTGTGGCTGGGTCAGGCACAGGCGCTAAGCCCGCCGCCGCTCTTGCCTCATCCTCAGCTTTCATGACCATCATGCGCTCAGCAATCAAGTCCTTGAGCTTTTTCTCAGCTTGTTGCTTGGTAAGACTTGGGTCATCCTTCATCAAAAGGCTTAGCAAGTTATCAAGGCCAAGCTCTTCCCTGAGTTTATAAACCTCAAGCTTTTCCTTTTCGCTCATGATCGGACTTTGATCATTGAATTTAAGTGTAAGGTCATCCTCGAGGTTGTCAGGTAAAACAAAGTCAACCAAGTCCTCACATAGTTGGGCGCGGTAAACATCAAGAAAAGTTTTAAGAGTTGAGAAAATCTCGGGCTCTTCATCTAAGAAAATTTGGCGTTGGTCTTGTACGTCCTCGAGACTCTCAGCTTTATCAACCACAAGTGCAACACCTGAAGCAAGATCTCTTGAGCCGCCAAGCTGGGCACTGACACCATTGGTTGACAAGTTGTTGGTTGTCAAAAGCAAAGCAACATAGGCCTCAATGCAACCTCTGAGTGAGTCGAGTTGTGGGCTTGCGTTTAAAAAGCCAAGCTTGGGCTCAGCTTGCTCATCTTTTTTGTATTCCATTTTGATGACCTTGTTTGGCCCAACCTCAACAACGCCCGGCAAGTTTTCACCGCTCATGTAAAATTGGCCATAGGATTGCAACACGCCGATGTTGTTTAAGTGGGTGATCATTGAGTTGATCAGGATTGCACCGTCAATCAAATCATCCCCACCCTCAGCCCAAAAGGACCCATCTTGATCCGAAGCAAAGTTGTGGATCATGTGCTTACCAAACGGGTTCACGTTTTGTGGGTTGCCATCATCAGGGATGATGCGGCCCCGCTTGTCTGTGGTGAAATGGTAGTTTTCAGACCACCAAATGTATTTCTTTTCACCCAATGGGTCTCGGCCTTCATCCTCAGGGGTGTCAGCAATTGTCTGGTCTTGGCCATCACCTTTGGGTTGAAGTGTTGGGCTTAGCGGCCTGATGCCGGGATCGAGTGAAGAGAAATTTTGGATGACTGGATTGTAGTCACTGAGGATAAAAACCAAGGCTTCAGTACGGTTGAAATAGCCTTCAATGACATCATAATGGTGGGGGCAAAGGACTGTGGGCTCAACATCCCAACAAACCTGTGAGCCATCGGAGTTGTACTCAGGGCATGGCTTTAAATAAAGAGCACAGTTTTTGTGAAGCTTTAAAAAACGGTTTACTTTTTTCATTGCTGTATTGAGGTCAAGCTCTTTGGCAAGGTCCTCAACCATTTTTGTGGCGTCCTCATTGTCAGTCACCGTGCGGGTGACACCATTGGAGTAAACCCGCGCAAGCTTATCAATGATCTTTTTCACAAGAGAAATATTTGCGATTGAGTATCGCATTTCAACAACGGTTTGCATCCTCAATTGGCGAAGCAAATTCTCAACCACAAATCGAGACGTTTGGTCCTTATAACACAAATATCTCTTATAAGAGTTATACTTTCGCATTTGGTTTTCGGTTGACTCGATCTCTGTGAGCACTCTTGCCCGCACAGTTTCATCAAGGATTTCATTCTCAAATTTGATTCTTTTTGCTTGTGCCATCATCTAAACCTTTCAACTGTGCTTTGTTTCACTGGGGCTTTAAATGGGAAAAGAATATCTGTCATGTAGTCAAGCCCATCAGAGAAATGCGTCAAACTCAGGTTTGATTTTTTCTTTTCAAGTGTCAAGATGTCTTGCTCGACCCCTTGAAAGTCACGTTTTAAACCCTTACAACGCTTGGGGTTGATCACAATTCGACCCTTGTCCAGTAAATTATTGACGTTGAGTTGGCGGGTCCTGAAACTTGGGGCCGCATTTCTCACATTGACGGCAAAGCCAGCTTCCCGGAGTTGGACAACATCAGGCTTGCCTTTGGTGTCGCGTTGTTTACCGGCGGGGTCCGGATAAATCACAGTGTTGTCGGGTCGGTAACCCCGTGAGATCAAAGCTTGGATCATATTCTTAGTTGAATACCCTTCAGAGCCTTTTAGTTCAACTTGATCAACACCATAAATTTTATAGCCGTCATATTGCCACAAGGTTGCACAAAAAGGGTCCACGTTGAAGTCCATTGAGCAAAGGAAGCCCGCATTTTTCTGAGGCTCAATGTTTTCATCCTCATTTTTTAAAGGGTTGTAAGCATAGTAAAAGAGTGAGCCCGCCATATTGACCCAAAGGCCCTTGCGGTAAGCTTCAATCATTTTTGTATCGTAAGATTCTTCAAGTGTTTTAATGTAGTCATCGGCCAAATTATCGGCATTGTCGTCGGTTGCCCCATAGATGATTTTTAAATTGTTGGGTGGGTTTTCAATAAAATAGTCGTGATACTCTGAGGCAAAACCCTCGGGCGTCCCCACTGAAATGATTTGTGGTTGTGGAGCACCTTTCACCCTCACACGTCCAATGACCTCTTTGTATCTCACAAGCGGGATAAGTGTAACCTCATTGATGCCAGCATAAGCCCAGTTGGGGCCCCTGATTTTTTTATCGGCCGAGAGCACAAAGAGTTTGCCAGCGGTCCAAGGAAATTGAAACCAGTGCTCAGTCTTGTGGTAAGTGTATGCAATGTCATTGTCCTCAAGAATTTTTTCCATTTCTGGAAGCACGTCACGCTTAAACTCTTTAAAGTCAGGTGCGACCAATCCCCCAGGGTGAGGTGCATTGGCAAAGGACAGTTGCAACAGCTTTTGGCAAAGCACAAAAGTTTTGCCGCCGCCAAAGCCAGTTGAAAGGTGCAAAAGTTTGTGGTGTTTATCAAAGAAAAATTGTTGTTGATGCTTGTTGAGTTTTGCTGAGATCACGAGGCCTCATCATCAGCTTTTTCATTCAAGTTGCCATCAAAGGTTTTTCCCGTTGACTGATCATGAAAGCCATAGTCAACAGCCTTTGATCCTTGAAATTCATCGCGGCCTTGATCACACCAACCCATGGTGTTTTTTGAATACCAAATAAATCCAAATTGGTTGAAGGCTTTTCTCTCGCCAAGAATATTTTGCCTTGCTCTTAAGTGCCAAAAAGCCGCGTGGGCTTCAGCACCAAGCTGATAAGCTTTTTTAAACTCAGGATGTATTTTTGACCAATGCAAAACTGTATTCGAAGCAACCCCCCAAGCGGCACAGATTTCAGTCTTTGTGCTTCCCTCTTTACAATGTTGGACAAAATCAATGGGGTGAAAATTTGGGTCATAAACTGTACGGGGCTCACCCGTCACACCGATGGGCTTAAAGAAATTTTCGAGTTGTCTTATTGCCTTTGGGACCTTTTTAGATTTCGAGCCCTTGGTCCCGGCTGCCGATTTTCTCTTCATTTGCAATGAGTCCCATTTCTTCATAAATCCCTTGCGGTTTACCTTCAAGGGTGAGGTCCAAATCCTTTTGAGCTTGAGCCTCTTGCTCACGCTGTAGTCTTGCAAGATCACTTTCCATGCGGCGCTTGGCCTCGGCCTCGATTGACACCACAAAAACTGTGGTCATTTCTTCAATGAGCCAAATCACCTGTGCAAGTGTCGCGGGCTTTTTGCCCTCTTTGCGGCGCTGGGTTTGCATATTCACAAGCTCTTTGCTCATGTTGCTTAAGAAAACCCCAAGCCTTGGGTGCTTGTCCCGATCCCTCAACAGTTGGCGCTTAAGCTCAACAGAAATTTTGGGCGGTTCAAGTTTCAATACTGCTTTTTCAAAGTGCTCAACAACCAATTTTGTAAACATCAACAACCCTCTTTCATTGGCCCCATCAAATGCGTGAGGTGGGATTGCAAATGAGCCATCAAAAATGAAAGCTCATTTATTGTGAGCGTACTCATCCAAAGTTCATTCTGCTCACCGTGCTTTCCAAGTCCCAAGACCACAACGGCCTCAAACTTTTCCCACGGTATTTGTTTTGCGATCGTTTCAGGCTTCACAAGCCTGTTGCCATCCTCGAGCATTTAAGCAATCACGCCCGCCGGGGCGGCCCCTTTTTGAGCTTCCCAAGCAATTACTTTTTGTGCTTCCATGTTTTTGGCTTTTACCTTCACCTTTTCGGTGCTGTGATAAGTGACCTTATGCACATGGAAATCATAGTCATTCAACGCAACTTCAACCTGTTGCCAGCGCCCCTTTATTTTTTCCTTCCCCATTGTCATTGGCCCTGAGATTTTTGTGATCACAGGTGGTTTTGTGGGATCGGTTGGGTGCGGGATCATTTCAACCAAGTGAAAATGACCCGCTATTGGGGTTGACCGCATCAGAGTTGCTTTTGGGTTGTCAGACTTAATTGTTGAAGTGGGGATGCGACCCTCGGAGTCGCGCGTCCTGAAAATGTGGGTGTGCTCAAGGTGCATGAACTGGCTTGGATCATGGTCAGGACTTGGGCTGTAAAGGCCAGTGTTCTTGATGATGTTGGCAACATTAAGCTTGAAAAGGTGAGAGTCAAAGTCAAGCGTGGGTGTTTCAATCTTGGTGCCCGGCACCTCGGAGTAAATTTCAGAGCTGTAAATCTCATCAGTTTGTTCAGGCTGAGGGGCTTGTGCTGTTTGCACGGGCTCAGAAATTTCATTGATTGATTTCATTTTCGGCGCTTTGGCCATTGATCACCTCTCGAGTCGATTGGGTTTTGTGAAGTTTCAGAGAAATTGGGGGCTGTTGTCACGCCACAATGTGTCGAAGCCATCAATCCGCCTTCAAGATCAAAAGGCAATCGGTGAGCTCAACCCGATCATCAAGGGAAAGGTCTGATGCTTTGAGCTTTTCAGCGATGAGCTCTTTGATTGTCTTATTGCGTTTTAAAGTGTCGAGGTCCTCATGCTCAGCTCTGAGGGCTTCCATGTCTTTTGCTTGAGCCTCAAGGATTTTGCGGCGGCGGCGGTTTAAATATTGCATTGCTTTAATTAGATCGGATGATCCTTGAATGGCTCAAGGCCAGAAATCAACCGCGAGGGGATTTTTTACCGGCTTCAAATTCTAGTCTTTTCTCTTGGGCATAGTGCCCTAAGATTAGGTTAAGGATTGGCTCAGCTTTAAACCCCAGGATGATTGATAACTGGCCTAAGGTCTTGAAGGGCACTTTGCTTTTACCTGACTCAAGCAAATGGACAAACATTGGTGAGCTGAGGCCAAGCCGAGTGGCAACCTCTGTTTGGGTGAGGCCCGCTTTCAGTCTCGCCGCTTTTAATTTCTCACCAATGACTTGATTTGTGGTTTTCATTTGTCCCCCTTAAGCTCTTCGAGCAAGTCAATAAAATCCTCAACAACCTCATCAGTCATCACAACAACATCAACTTCAGCATTGAAAAGCTTTTGCAGCTCTTCATTGACCTGGGTATGGGTGCCGCCTTGCCACCCAAGGGCTTCACAAAATCTTTGAAGGTTTGACTCAGAAATTTTATTATTCATCATCCACTTCCGCATCATAACCCCCATGCTCATACTCAATTTCATCAAATGAGTCTGATGTTAAGAGGGATTCTCTGTCACACCTCAAGCAAATTGTTTCATTGTCGGCCTCATCACCCTTATTGAATTGCTTCCCACAATTTTTGCAAGTGCATTTTTCCATGTGTCACCTCTTAAGTCAATCTTATCTTAAGCGGGGGACTTTATAAAGTTCTTAGCTTAACAGTCTCAAAGTGAGACAACTTGGCAAAACTCTTTGAGGTCAAAAGTTTTCTTGGCCCCTGGAAAGGCTGGCCTTGCTTGAAGGTCTTTGATTGAAAAGGGTAAGGCCCTCATCCTGAAGCTTTCCCACTCAAAGATAAAGAGCTTGTTGACCCCTTTCATCCTGAGGTTAAGAAATACAAAAGCCATGCCCCCTGATTTCTTGATGAGGGTGAGGTGCTTGATTTGGCTTGGTCTCATGGCCCTCATGCCAAATGATTGCCATTTCTTGATGAGCTTCACTTCAATTGCCACAATGTTGCCATTGATGCTTGCAAGGATGTCACAGGGCTTTTCCGGTGCAAAGCGGGATGGGGCATCTGGTATCTTATAAGCCCAGCCATGGGCCTTTAAAGAGTTCACAATCTCTGTGGTGATGAGCTTTTCGGTCATGCCTTACATGATCCAGTTTTGGCCGTCTTTGCAATACAAAATATCGTCCTCGAGTTTTATGGCACCCCCGTGGTCACGGCAAAGGTTCTTCTCATCAATTGCCACAAGACCACATGAGGCGATTAGAAGTTGAGTGATAAGCAAAATTGTGAGCCAAAAGTAAAATCTTAAATTTTCTGTCATAGTTTCCTTTTATAAAAGTTGGTTGGGGTAAAGTCACGCCACAAAAGCCACAAATTTATGGGTGTCCCAACCCGTCCCAGCCTGTCCCGACCTCAAATGGCAAGGTTGGGACAGAAATTGGAGTTAAATTTCATGGAGTTAAGTCATTTTGTCCCGACCGTCCCGACCTTTTTGACCCAATTAACCCCCTATATATCTATGTATAAACAATATATTATTTATTTTATAAAACCATAGATATACCCCTACATTATTTAGAAAAAGGTTGGGTAGGTTGGGACAAAGTGAGTTAAGCACCTGATTTTGCACTCCAATTTCTGTCCCAACCTCACCGAAAAAGGTTGGGACAGGTTGGGACAGAAACCCATAAGCACTTGATTTTGCACTCCAATTTAAAAAGTTCAGAGGTTGGGACACCCCTAATTTTTGCCAATTTTTGCCCAAAATCTCACCCTTTCGCCCTCATTTCTTGACCTCACGTTGGCATAGCCCAAAAATCTCAGGCATTTTGCGATCCTCATTTGGTCCCCGCGAGAAAACCCACCGGCACTCGTGTCACCCTCAAGACCCCTGATAAAGTTGAAAACGTCCAATGCTTTAAAGTTTTGAGGCCTCTTGGCCACAAATTCTCGGACTTCATCGAGCCATTCGTCGGCTTGATACCGCTCACGCTGTTGCTCAATTGCCATCATTTCAACGTCTTTTTCTTCAAGGTAAAGATCCTCACCGCCTAAATAATAGGCAAATGCTTCGGCCCACAATTGGTCCTTATCAGCCTTGAGTTTTTCCCGGTCCAAGGCACCCACCACAACAGGCCAAAAACGGCGGTTGCCAGTTTCATCCTGTAAATACTCACTTTGATTTGTGGTACCAATAAAAATGCACTGACGTGGGAAGGTCTCAGCCTTTCGCTCATAAGCAAGCCGGGCTCGGTCCTCAGTCTTACTCAAGAAAGCTTTCAAGCTCTCCGCATCAGCCCTGTGGGCTGGGGTCATTTCAGGTAACTCAATGATCCAACAATTTTGAATATTGTTGATTGTGTCCTTATTATTGGGGTCAATGTGAGTGGCTGAAGTCCATGGGTCACTCAATATTGAAATGGCTGAGGACTTCCCCACCCCTTGGCCACCCTCAAGCACAAGCACACAGTCAAATTTGCACCCAGGTTTTACCACACGCGCAACCGCCGCCACAAGAGTCTTGCGCCCAACAGCTTCAACATATTTGTCAGGCCCAACAGCGTCCAAGTAGTCGAAGAGCCAACGTGAAAGCCTGGGTTTACCGTCCCAAGTGAGGCTCATCAAATAATCTTTAACCGGGTGATAAGCGTTTTTATGTGCAAGAAAAGTGACGGTCTTGATGATCTCATCCTCAGAGGGATCAATCTTGAAATGAGTCTGAAGCCAAATCTTTGCACGGGTGAGGTCCACGTTTGAAATCTCTTTACCTGTGGCGGTTTGCCCAGGCAAAACCCACGGTGGCTCAGCCCCATAAAACACCCCACCAAAAAATTCATTAAACAAAAAGGTTTTTGGCTTCAGTGCATTTTCCAAAATCAGAGCTCTGTTTTTTGATGAGTTTTTATTGACCCCTTGTTGGGTCTTATCCAAGCGGTCACGCCAAGTGATAAGCCCCTCAACCTGGGCTTGTGCCTCGGCTTCACTGAGCTCAGGCTCATCAATCATTTCATCATCACCAAATTCATTTGCAGCACTAAACTCAACCTTCACTTTTTGTACTTGGTTGATAAGCCACTGGGCGGCCCGCTCTCTGTTGCCGCCCCACTTTTCAAGAGCCTTTTCACTGATCGCGTTTTCACTGTCAGTAAGGATTGAAACAATTTGGTCAACACTAAGATCAGCCCCCACAAGGGCGTTGATTGCAGCAAATAAAGCTGATGAGCGGTCCCCGCCGTATTCGTCAAGCCCGTCACCAATTGTGATGAGCCCGATCATCTTAGGGCTAAGTCCCGCATCAGTGAGAGTCATCAAATCCCACTCGACAAACTTAAAAGCCAAGTTTGTGGTAGCTTGACTCACCTTTTTGAATTTTCTTGGGCTGTATTCGATCAAATCATCAACGCTTTCAAGTCTATTTTTCCAAGTGTATTCACGCCCTGAGTCCGGGTGAATTGAGGGCGGCATGACCGCTTGTGAACCGCTGCCAAGAAAAGTGATTTCCCATGCCCGTGCTAAGCGCCAACCGGCCTCAAGTTCACTTGGTAAAAATTCAGCCCGGTCTTGGATTGATGGGGCCCGTGAGGGCATCAAAGTCCTTACCCGGTGGGCACTCTCAGCAATCTGAAAGCGGTTTAAGGGTTCATGCACCTTTGCATAAATATGCAAAGAGTATTCATTGCGCCCTGAGATCACGGTTGGTGAAAACTCCCAATCAGGAAAGGCCACGCTCAGGGCTTTTTCCATTTCAATCTTGTGGGCGTCCTCGGTTGACTTCATGTCACAGTCAATGACACATAAATAAAAGCCATCTTTTAATTTTGACGGCTTCCCCGGTCTCACCCCACAATTAAACCCAGGTTTGTATTGGTCCCGAAGCTCGGGCCAAGTCTTTGTTTTTAAATTGGTCCAACGCTTTTCAATTGGCACCTTGCTATTCTCTTTCAGCCAGATCACTGAAAGGCCCATGTTGACAAATGGCTTGAGGCTCTCAAGCATAAAAATCCCCCTCACAAAAATTTGAGTTTAATTCAGTCCCAGAATGAAAACTTAAGTTGGCGCTCATCACCCCACTTTTTGGTGTGGCGCTTGAAATAAGGGGTGTAAATCCCTTCCCAGGATAGCTCATTATAAGAGAGCAAAATCAGTTTCCTTGCATTGTGAGGCTCGGGTGTAGTTTGCCAGTTTTTCCATTTGTAAACTGTTGTGTCATCAACACCAAGGCTCAAGGCAATCCTTTCAACCCCAGCCCTTTTGATAAAATCCTCAATTGTAAATAATCCATTCAGTGAGCTTTCAGCCACTTAACACCCCTCGTTGGTTGATTTGTTTATTTTTCTTGACTGAAAAGAAATCAAAATTTAGTGATCAAGTCCAGAAAAAACGACAATAAAAGATTTGACTTGAGGGGTTAGGCAATGGGGCTTTTGATATTTGAAAAAGACCTAAACACGTTTGTGTTTAGATGCACTTTCAGCGAAAAGGACATCCCCAAGCGAGCCGGTTTTAAGTGGGACAATGACAACAAAGTTTGGCATGAGCCTGACCATGCAAGAGCTTTTAAATTGATTGAATTTGCAACCGACTCAGCAAAGAATGAAATCAATAAAAGAACAGGTATAAGTTTTAAGATCCCACCCATCATTGCAAAGAGTGGGGTAAAACTGATGAAGCATCAACATGAAGCGGTTGACTTCATCTTGGCAAGAAAAAACGCTTACTATGCCGGTGACCCTGGGGTGGGAAAAACGGCGGTTGCCATCACTGTGGCCTCAACTCTTTGTTACACCACAGAGCACACCCCGCAAGTGTTGGTGATCTGCCCACCATTTTTGGCGCTCAACTGGGTTGAAGAGATCAAAAAGTTTGCACGTTTTCAACCCGCAAGCGTTGAAATAGTTGGGTCCATGAGACACAAGCTCTCAGGTCGTGCCGCTTGGGTGATCTTACCAGACTCACTTTTACAGAGTGAGCTTGTGCGAGAGAATATCATTGAGCATGGCAACTTTGACATCCTCATTGCTGATGAGGCCCACAGGTTTAAGAATGAAAAAGCGGTAAGGACCAAAGCCCTTTATGGCCACAATGCCAAGCGAAAAGGCATCACGGGGCTCATCACTGTGGCAAGACGTGTGCTTTTGCTTAGTGGGACGCCGATGCCAAACAGACCCATTGAGCTCTTTCCTTGTATCAATGCCCTTGCACCCCATCTTATTTATGGCATGACGATTTTTGAGTATGGGCTCAGGTATTGCCAAGGTCAAAGGACTGAGTGGGGATGGGATTTCTCAGGGGCAAGCAATGTGCAAGAGCTCCACGAGAGGGTCATCGGTACTCTGATGCTAAGACACAGCAAAGAGGATTGCCTCGACTTACCGGCAAAAATGATAAGAACTAAAAAGCTTCAAAGTGACATCACTAAGAAAACTGAAAAGCTTTTGAAAAATGTCAGCGGTGAGGACATTGACAACATATTAGACAACCCCATGAGTGAGCTTGGTGAAATGGCCACACTGAGATCAGAGCTCTCACTTATCAAAGCTGATGCCGCGATTGATTTCATTGAGGGCGCTGTTGAAGAGTCAGGCAAGGTGCTTGTCTTTGCTTGGCACAAAAAGGCCATTGCTCACCTTGAGGTTAAGCTCACAAATATCTTCGGCCCCGACTCTGTGGTTGTCAATGATGGCTCTGTCAGCATGAAAGCTCGCCACACCAACGTGAGAGAATTTCAGGAAAATAAAAAGGTGAAAGTCATGATTGGCCAGATTGAAACCATGGTTGGCATCACCCTCACCTCAGCTTATCGGGGTATATTTGTTGAGATGAGTTGGCAACCTGGACAAAATGAGCAAGCCATGGACCGTTTGCACAGGATTGGCCAAACGGAAAAGGTCATCATTGATATTTTATCAATTGAGCATGACCTTGATGAGCGCGTTTTCAAGTCCTTAAAATACAAGGAAAAAACGATCAGTGAATTTTTAACCGGCGAAACCGCCAAAAAGAAAAGGGTGACCAATGACTTTGAACATTGAAAGCATGAACCGACAAACCAAGGTAAAAATTTTGACCGCTGAGCTGATGAAAGCTCAAGCAATCGCTGAGCATTTTGAATTTCAACTTGCCGCTCTTGATAAGCCCGAAGCCGAAACCAAGGGACAAGATGTAAAAACCCCTGACACTGAGGCACCAAAAGTCGAGACGAAAAAGAGCGGCAAGCCTTCACCCACCACAAAGAAAACGGCCAAGTCTGTGGCTGTTGTTGAGCCTGAAAATGAGGTTGATGATGTCATTGAAGCAAGTGAAGAGGAAATCCATGAGGTTGAAGCTGTTGAGTCCGATGACACCGAGTCAGAGGAAAGCTCTGAAATCTCTGATGATGAAATCAGAAAACTCCTCATTGAATATGCAAAGCGAAAAAATGACCCAACAGCCGCCGCCAAAACTGTGGCCAAGTACAAGGTGCAAAAATCAAAACAGTTGAACCAACGTCAACGCGCTGAAATCAAGCACATGGTTGAGGGCTTTCAATAATGTCAACAGCACCCCACAAAGAGCGCAAGCACTCAAGGATTAGCCCCTCAAAGTCTGAGCGTTGGCTGAATTGTCCCGCGAGTGTTTGCCTTGAAGAGAAATACCCCGAGCAACCCGAGAGCCCCTGGGCTCTTGAGGGCACCAAAGCGCATGAAGCACTTGAGAAATTTTTGCGCCGCTTTTTGAAAAATGGGCGGCGGCATGGACTGTTTGAAGGGGATGACCTCTTTGACTCTGTGGGGGTAGCATTTGATTTCATCCTTGAAGAGCGGGCCAAGCTTTCAGGCTGTGAGCTTTTAATCGAAGAAAAAGTTGATTGCTCTTTTATTGACCCCGAGCTTACAGGCTCACTTGACGTGGCCTTGGTGCAACCGTTTGGGCTCTTGCACGTCATGGACTACAAGCACGGCGCTGGCATTTCAGTTGACCCAGTTAAAAACACACAGCTTTTAATTTATGCCATTGGTATTGCTGAAAAGTACGGGTGGGATTTTGAGGACGTGCGGCTCACAATCATCCAACCCCGTGCAAGAGATTGTGGCGGGATCAAGCATTGGGACCTAAGCATTGATGAGCTCAAGGCTTGGGTGCCGATATTTGATAAAGGCATCAAGAGGACCAAGGCTTTAAACGCTAAGCCATTTGCTGGGGATTGGTGTAAGTATTGCCGGGCCTCGGTTGATTGCCCAGCCCTTGGCAAAAAGTCTTTGGCTGAAGCTAAGATTGAGTTCACTGACATTGATAAACCGGCAAAGCTTCCAGATATTTCAAAGATGACACCCGAGCAACTCGGTAAGGTCCTTGATGTTTCAAAGGTCATTGAAATTTGGCTCAGTGATGTCAGGGCTTTTGCTGAGGACAAACTTAAAAACGGCGGGGAAGTTAAGGGCTGGGGGCTTGTGCCAAAGAGATCATACAGAGTTTGGAAAGATCCGAAAAAAGCCGCTTCAGTTTTTGGCCTAATTGTGAAGGATGCTTTTGTCACAGACTTAAAATCACCGGCACAGATGGAAAAAGAAAAAGACGTGCATGGCAAAAAGGATATCAAAAAGCTTGTTGCTGAGCACACCACAACAGTCTCAAACGGGGTCACCCTTGGTAAGACTGAGAAAATTTTGGAGTTTTAAAAATGGAAACTAAGTTAAGAGGGACCTGGGCATCATACAGGGATGAAAAAGACAAAAATTTGTTTAGATGCAACCCTGATGAAATGGCAACAAAAATCATCAAGGACGGTTGGGGCAACTTCCCGCGAGTCATTGGCAATAAAAGAGCCATGGAACTTTGTATTCTCGCCGAAGCCTATCTTAGTTATCGTGACAAGGACAAAATGAAAACTCCACGGAAAAGCAAATGAATGAAAACAGACTCACCACAGTTGAAAAAGCCCACATTGAAAAGGTGCTCAAGCTCACTAAGTACAACAAATCAAAAGCGGCAAAAGAGCTTGGTATTGTGCGGTCAACGCTTTGGAAAAAGTTAAGAGAGCACAACATTAAGGTGCCAAATTGGTGGGAAATTTTATGAGGTTCTTACTCTGTCAACTGGGCTTTCACAAATGGATTTCGCCCATCTATTTGCCGCACCTGAGGCGCTGTGTTTATTGTGGCACTGATAAATTTGTAAAACCAAAACAACCCAAAATGGGAAAGGAAAAAGACAATGCAAAATTTTAAACCTGAGGTCAAAATTGATAAGGACAAAAAGAAAATTTTTATCAAGACCTCGATGTTTCGCGTGAGTTATCCAAATGTATTTGAAGCAAAAGCTATCCAAGAGGGTCAAGCCCCCAAGTATTCAATGGTGATGCTATTCCCAAAAAAGCACGACCTTAAGTGGCTGAAGGATGCCGTTGAACTTGCTCGAAAATTTCAGTTTGGTGACAAGGTGCCGAAGGGTTTTAAAAACCCACTCAAGGACGGGGACTCTGAGGACTATGCTGACCAACCCGGTTACAAGGGCATGATGGTTGTAAGTTGCTCAACCAATGCCAAGCGCAAGCCACAAATCATCAACAATAAAAAAGAACTGATCACCGATGAGTCAGAGTTTTACCCAGGTTGCTGGGCCCGTGCCACTCTTACTTGTGCCGGGTATGATGCGGGCGGCGGCAAGGGCGTCACCTTTTATTTATCAAACGTGCAAAAGATAAAAGATGATGAGTCATTTTCAACACGCCGAAACGCTGAGGATGATTTTGAAGAGTTTGAGTCAGAGGATGAAGGCTCAGAGGACTCATCAAACTATGAGGACATGGACGTTTGAGAGTCATCCTTGATTTCGAAACCTTCAGTGAAATTGATTTAAAAGTTGCGGGGGCATGGGCTTACTCTATGCACCCCTCAACCGAGGTCCTTTGCGTTGGTTACAAGATTGATGACCAAGAGCCCAAGCTGTGGCGTCCTGATCTTGCACCCGAGCAACCCTATGACCTTTACATGGCCTTACTTGATCAAAGGACAATTGTGGTTGCCCACAATGCCTTTTTTGAATTTTGCATTTGGCAAAATTGCTTGCGAGAAAAATATCCTCAGCACTTCAACCCGCTCACAATTATTGAGCACAAGAGGATGAGTTGCACCGCCGCCCGAGCAAGACACTTGGCTTTACCTGGGCACCTTGATGGGCTTTGCAAAGCCTTAAACCTTGATCACCAAAAAGATATGACGGGCCATAAGCTCATGCTCAAGATGTGCAAGCCTAAGCGCCCCTCAAAATTAAACCCAAGCATTCGCCACAATACCCCTGAGCAAATGCAAAGGCTTGGTGAGTATTGCCTTCATGACATCAAGGCCGAGTATGAGCTTGATAAAATCTTGCCCCCGCTTCCAAAGAGTGAGCGTGAGCTTTGGCTCTTTGACCAAATGCTCAATGCCCGTGGCATCACCGCTGATGTTGAAGCGTGTAAACTTATAAAATCTCAGATCAAAACCTTCACCGAAAAGCTCACCGAAGAGTTGCAAGACGTGAGCGGCGGGGCCCTTCAAACCGCTGGGCAAAATGAAGCCATAAGGGTTTTCTGTGAAGCCCAGGGCTTTGACCTTGAAAATGCCCAAAAGAAAACTGTGGCAACAGCTCTCAAAAATAAAGGCCTCACGCCACAAGTGCGGCGAGTGCTTGAAATTAGGCAATCACTTTCAAAGTCCTCAACAAAAAAATATGATGCTTTCATTGCCATGGCTGACACCAAAGGGAAAATCAGAGATCTTTGGCGGTATCACTCAGCTTCAACGGGGCGCTGGGGCGGTGCCGGTATTCAACCGCAAAATTTCCCACGGGGCACAGTCAGTGACCTTGAGAGTGCTCTTGAAGCGGTAAGGCTTAACAACGCCGAGCTTTTCTCTGTGCTTTATGATGAACCCATGGAAGTCTTTTCGTCCTTGCTTCGGTCAATGATCACAGTTGAAAAAGGTAAAGAGCTTTTTTGCGCTGACTTTGCCGGGATTGAGCTGAGGGTCCTCATGTGGCTTGTGGGCCAAGAAAATGCGCTCAAGATGATCAGAGCCGGTGGGGACCTTTATTGCTATCAGGCAAGCGATATTTTCAAGAGGACAATCACCAAAGAGGATAAGGCTGAGCGTTTCATCGGGAAAGAGGCCGTGCTCGGCATGGGCTTTGGCATGGGGGGTGCAAAGTTTTTTAAAACAGTGATTGAAAAGGGTGGCAACATCAGCCCCGAGCTTGCCAAAAAAGCGGTGCAATCTTACCGCTCAAAGTTTGACCGAGTGCCAAAGTTTTGGGACCGGGTTGAGCGGGCGGCAATTCAATGTGTGAATACCAAAAAGCCTGTTGACCTCGGGCGCGTGAAATTTGAAATGAGGCAACTCAAACGGGGTCAAAGGACCTGGGATTTTCTGGTTTGCATTTTACCCTCAGGGCGTCCTTTGTGGTATTCAAGCCCTTCAGTCAAAAACAAGCTCACCCATTGGGGTCAGGTAAAGCCACAACTTCACTATTGGGAAGTGGACCCCAAGACCAAGCAATGGGCTGAGTCCCACATTTACGGCGGCAAATGGACTGAAAACATTGTCCAAGCCATTGCTCGGGACCTTATGGCGCATGGGGCCTTGAATTGTGAGCGCCAAGGCTTTGAAATTTTACTTATGGTGCATGATGAGCTGTTGGCTTCCAAACCCCTTGGGGTTGGCTCTGTTGAAGAGTTTGAAAAGCTCATGTGTGACATCCCCCTTTGGGCCCGAGGTTGTCCTGTGACCTCTGAGGGTTGGAAGGGATTGCACTATAAAAAATGAGGGGGCTCATGGAAGCAATGCCAGTTTATCTTATGGCTTATGGGTTGGCGGTCACAGCGGTTGGCTTTCTCTTGTGGCGAAACCGCACCCCACAAGAAATGATTGTTGAGCAACTCAAGCTTTTAAAATCAGAAAATAAATTATTGTTGCAAAAAGTTGAGTCTTTGGATGTCTCAGTTTCACACTTCAGGACCTCAGTCATGGGTTACAAAGTTGAAACTGACAATTTTCAAGAACACTTGGCATTGATCCGAAAAGGTCAACAGCAACTCACCCTTTCAAATGAATATTTAAAAGGTCGAGTTGAAGGTCTTGGGGCCGTGACAATTTTATCAACCACAGGCAAGGTGAAGGCAACAACACCGAGGCCAAAGCATGGACAAGTCAGAGCTTAAAGCATATTTTGGACTGACCATTTTCACTCTGACTCTTACTTTGATTTTTGTGGCTTTCATTGAGCTGTTTTCAAGAATATGAGCTGGGGGTTTTCATGGGTCCAATCACAAGTCTGAGGTCTTTGATTTTACACTATTCATTGCCATTGCAATATTTTATCACAAAGGTGGCAATGCCTGAGCGCCGAGCTTGCGCCAACTGGGTGAGGCG